GGCGTATAGTGCTCTGAGTTCGTCGAGTACAGGGTCGCAGGTGTACGCAACGGCGACCCTGTACTCGACGAACTCAGAGCACTATACGCCGCTTACCCAAGCGAAGAACTCGCAGACATGCTGGACTCGTACCTACGTGAAGGATACTAATGGTAGGTGGACTCAGCGCATTCGACCCTGTTGACGAAGAAAACAACGACAAAGACGCACAAGCAAACATTGCTGCACAACAAAAAATACAAGCAACAGTAACCCCACAACAAGCAGCAAAAGTATCTGAACTCTACAAACAAAACGGATGGGTGTCGCCACGTGTTTTGTTAGACATGGCGAAACAACCAGGGCTATCACAACAGGCTGTTGACGCCGTAGCAAAAATAGAAGCAAACAAACTCGCCACACAAAACGACCCGAACAAAGCCGACCCTAAAGGCTGGTTCGATAGAAACATTTACAGCAAAGTAAAAGCCGCAACACGTTGGGGTTTCGCCGCGCTACAACTCACCCCAGACCTGACACAAAACGTTGCATCACAAATATTTTCACCGAACAACCCAGCAGGCTCGGCAGGAATCTTTTCATCAACACAACTTGGCACAATGCTCTCAGGCGAAGACTCAGGTGAAGGTTTCTTTTTCGGTGGAAAAGCCGCAGAAACCCAAGCGCAAAGAGCAAGAGAGTTCCGTGGAACAATCAACAACCATGCATGGACAATTGGACGCGGCGCAGCAAACGTCGTGTTCACCCCAGGAACAAAAGAATACTCACTACTGTCAGGTTTCTTTGACGCCGCTGTAAACATTTACGCTGACCCAACAATGTATGCAGGTCAAGCATTCAAAGCAGCAAAAACAGGCGAACAAGTAAAAGGACTAATTGGCACACGAACAATCAGCCAAAAACTTGCGGACCAACTCGTCGCACGAGGCATAGTAGAAACAGACAAAATTCCGTCACTTACACGCGAAGGCGCAGAAGCAGCAGCACGAATCGCTCGCGGCGAAATTGGATTAGATTCAGCCGAAGCAATCTCATTCAGAGAATCAGAATATTTTGCATGGTTCGAACGCAACAGCAAAGCGGTACGACTATCGGAACGTTTAGCAGACCACGCTGCTACCGCAACAAAAAATATTGCCGACCGCGGACTGGTCGACGAAGAAGCAGCCATTGAAAGAGGCAAAGCCGCATACAAAATCATGTCAGATTTTCGTGGCAAAATTGACCCAGAAACAGCGAAACGTTTAGCCGAAGCAGACTCCCCACTAAAAATCAAAGCCATCATCGGTGAAGCCGCAGCACGACTATCAGCCAACCCAGAAGACGTACTAATCCCAAAACAAATCGGCGCAATCAAAGGCACACGCGCAACATTTGCCGCACGAGAACTTGCCCGCGAACGAATCCCTGTATATCGCACGTTACGCAACAGCCGATGGTTTACACAAATTCCAACAGAAAGAGCCATCATTGACGGCTCGGGTTTAGACAGAGCAAAATCCGTAGAAACCTACGCCAACTTTTTACGAGGAGCAAAAATTCATACAGCGCTCCCAGAAACTTTTGACAACTTCATGGGTCAAGCAATGGACGTATTCAGCCAAGAAAATGTTGCCGCACGCAAAGAAGCAGGCGACCAACTCTACGCAAAATTTCTTGAAATTATTACTGAACACGCAGGCGGAGACAAACGCATTGTCAACGAACTTGTACGCATCCACAAAGAAGAATTAGCCCGCGTAAGAGCATTCGGCGTAGATGAATTAGGAAACCTCGACGACGGTGGAACACTACAAGCATTACGCAGTCTCGGATTAGACGATAAAGAACTTTCACGATTCAGCCCAGACGAACTAGAAAGACTACGCATACAAGGACCAACAGCATTGGTCGAACTTGTAGACCACATTCACGTTTTACCCGACTATCGAAAACTTCGAGCATTAACAGGCAACCCATTCCTCAAAAGAGCATTACGTAACAAAACGGGCGACCAAAGATTTATATTAGCCGCAGCCGAAGAACTTCAAACAGAAGTATGGAAACCGATGATTCTTGCCACAGGCGGATACATCATGCGAAACATGATTGACTCCCACATCCGAATGGCAGCAAAAGGCTACCAAAACTTTTTCACGCACCCATTCCAATTCATCCAAACAGTTATGGGCAGCCGTTTTGTCGGACCATTAACAGGCGGCGATGGAACAGCAAAAACATGGGAAGACGCATTTGATGACGTCAGCGGCACATTAAGCAAAGTATTACGGGATTATCAAGAAAACGCTGGCAGAACAATCTATCAACATCTTGAAGACCCAAATGCTTACAACGAAAAAATGTTGCGTGGCGAAAACTTTTCAATCATCAACCGAGGAAGCGACGCCGCCGCACACACAACAGGCTACGTAGATAACTTAGGACAAATTCGCCAAGACCCAATCCTCAAAAAAATGGTGGAACTATCCACACTCCCAACACAAGAACGCCAAACAGCAATGCGCGTATGGCTAGAAACAACCGAGGAAGGCAGAGAAGCGGCAAAAACAGTTGTCGAATATTTCCGCAATGGAATCCGTATTGCAGACCCAACAACGGGTCGCAGCCAATTCATCAAAATAACAAACATCAATGACACCGACCTCATCACCACCTGGCTAGATAGAGCATCACAAGCCAAAATAAACACCATCGTCCGCAACGACGAAGAACTACGTTTTGTAGTTCAACACGGTCGTGTACCAAAAATTGAATCACTACTCGACGAAAGAGGACTACCAACATCGCGTTTAACTTTGGATGCGGATGGTTTACCAACAGCCGACGTCCAATTCGTGCCACGCCAAGAAATCCCAGTAGACAACCTTGTAATGGCAGAACGAGGACAAAACAAAGTTGTAGGTGCAGTAGTTAAACTAGACAACGGTGACGAAGCAATCATCACACGTATCACACCAAGCCGAGTTGAAGACCCATTTAACCCAGGCACGCTTATATCACGTGACATAGCAGAAGTACAAGCAGTAGCCCCAGGTCAAGCATTCACGACAAGAGAACAAGACCCAGGACTATTCGGTAGCGAAGCACTACGAGAACTTATTGACCTTAAAGGCAACCAAAGAAAACTAGCGCCAAGTGTCAAAGTTGCTAACCGCATCGAAAAAGGCAAATCAGCAAAATTAGACAAAATCACCAACGCAATGGACACAGGCGTTAAATGGTTTTTTAACGGGTTGGTAGGTAAAGCCACACAAAAACTTGAACGCTCACCGCTTTACCGTCAAGCGTTCTACCGAACAGTCGCAGACAACGCCAATCTGCTTTCTCCCGCAGAACAACAAACATTGCAAGCGAATATTGCCAGATACGTCGACTCACTAAACGCCGACCTTGTTGCCGAAGGCAAACGAGCAAACATGACAGTAGAAAAATATGTTGGCAACAAAGAAATCTACAATCAGATATTTGGAAAAACAGCCACAGGCGATGGCACAGTCGCCCAACTAGAACAATTCGCTGGAGCAATGGCAGTACAAGAACTCAAACAAACCCTCTACAACGCCCAAGAAAAAGGCAACCTAGAAGACATGCTCCGAGTAGTAGCACCATTCGCCACAGCATTCAGAGAAACACTCGGACAATACACCTCATACCTCATCGAAGACCCATCACGAATCCGCAAAACACAACTCGCATTCAACGCAGCGAACTACGACTCAGACAACCCAGACAACGCCCTATCAGGTTGGTTTGCCAAAGACCCAATAAACGGCACAAACGTATTCAACTTTCCTGTCGGCGGATGGGCAGGAGCAATACTCCAATTCCCAATGCGAAACGCATTCCAAGTATTAAACCTTCCAGGTTTCGGTCCAGTCCTACAAATCGCCGCATCAAACGTACTCCCAGACACCCCACAACTAGAATTCGTCCGCAAAATGATTCTCCCATACGGAGAAAAAGGTTTATCGTCACTCGCACCACAATGGGCAACACGAGGCATCGAAGCAATCAGAGGCGACACCGCCAACCTCGGTACAATCTACGCTAATACCTACGCAGAAGTAGTCCGCCACAAAGTTCAAAGCGGAAGTTACAACACCAAAGACCCAAACGACATGGCAAAACTATATGCCGACGCCCGCCGCAAAGCACAAGTTCTTGCAGGGTTACGCGCCCTATTCCAATTCACAGGACCAACCTCACCACAAATCGATTTCCGTTTAGAAACAGACGGCGGCGACATCATCGCCTCGGCACTCTCACAAGAGTTCTACAAACTTAAAACAAAAAACCCAGACACAGCCGTATCAGAATTCATCAACAAATTCGGTGAAGATTCATTTATTTACATGGGTCACAAAACCGAACCAACAACCAGCGGTATCGAACCAACCAAAGTGTTCTCCGACTGGGCTAAAGAAAACAACGACCTCATGTCACAATATAAAGGCATTGCAGGTTTCTTTGCTCCAGGTGGCGATGTATTCAGTTTCGAGGCATGGAACCGTCAAATTCAAAAAGGTGAACGCCGACGGTTAACCGCACAAGAAATGGTGGCAGCAGCCCAATACCGCATCGCCTCATCCATCTACCGTGAAAAACGCAACCAACTTGGGGCAACCCTCAACCAAGAACAACGAGACTGGCTCAGCCAATGGCGTGTATTCCTCAACGAAGAATATCCAGGTTTTCCCGTCAAAGCCGATTTCAACCCAGGCGAATTCCCTAACTTCATCAACGATTTGCGTATAGCCGTAACCGATAACCGTTTAGCCGACAACGACGTAGCAAACGCAGTCAAACAATATTTGGATGCCCGCGACCAAGCATTAGCAAACGCAGCAGCAGCAGGCTATTCAAGTTTCCAGTCACCAAAAACTCAACCTCTAAAGGATTGGTTGGCTAGTATTGCTGCAACGCTCGTACAGCAAACCCCAGAGTTCGCAAGAATTTTTGAAGATAAACTTGCGGCAGAGGTAGATTAAATGGCAACAGAACCAATAGACCCTAACAAACCGACAACGCCACCGCCTGCACAGGCTCCTGTTATCGCGCCTAAGGTATCTGGCGGACTAGCCCCAGACGTACAACTCGGTGTGAGAAAAGTCACAGTAACACCACAACAATTTACAAGCATTCCAGAAATCGATATTGTCGGCGGAAAATTTCAAGGACCACCCACGCAACGCAATATCAGCGCAGGCTATATCGGGCAACAACTTGTAAACAAATCAGGTGTAATCGCCCGCGGACAATACGACCCAGACGGCGAAGCATTCAGCGAATTATCACGACTATCAACAACAGACAGAACAGATTTACAAAACAAACTGGCATCAATCGGTTTATACGGCAAAAACGGTAGAGCCTCAGGCGGAACAGGATTCGATAGTACAGACCTTTCCGTAATGCGAGAATTTCTAAACTATGCAAACTCTAAAGGGTTAACCGTAGATGCGGCTTTGCCAACACTTTTATCCGAAGTTAAACCTGTTGTCGGTACTGGCAGAGTTATTCGCACCACAGCAAAACAAGACATCCGTTCCGTGCTACAAGAAACAACCCAAAAGATATTGGGGCGCAGCCTGTCACCGAACGAGATTGAAAAGTTTGTGAAAACTTATGAGCGTATGGAAATCACCGAAGCAATGGGTGGTGTCAAAGCGCCACGTCTTGATGTTGCTGCTGAACAACAGGTTCAACAGCAGTTCGGTCCAGAAGCCCAAGCGGTTGGTGCTTTAGGCTTGTTTGACATTCTCGACAGAAAGATTAAAGGACAGGCGTAATGGCTAACGAACAAGAACCAATGCCGATATGGATTAAACAAACACGCTTGCCCGAATCCACAAAACAATATTTTTACGAACTATGGCTTAACGGAGATATTTCACCTAAAGCACCAGCACAAGACTGGGCTGCAATAACAGACATCGCGGACGCTATACGAAAATTAACATTCAAAAAATCAAAGATTCGTAGCGACACATTCCCTAAACAATCTCTTGAACAAATACAAGAAATCGCTTCAAAAATCGCTCAACGCCGCAACGACTTAAGACTTGCTATTTCAGAAACAGATGGTGTCGATGTTGTTTTGGGTGACGAAACATTGACTCTTGATGAAGCAATCAAACAAGAACAAAACTTAACGATTGTCAATAACCAATACAAAAACGCTATTGACCGCCGCCGCCCATCCTCAGAAAGAGCCAAAGACCCTGACTCCAATTTACAGGTTGCTTTAGAAACAGCACAATCCAATGCCGATAATGCATACGCTGAAATGCTTCAAGAGATTACGGCGTTCCCAGAAACATCACAACCATACCGTGACCGTTATTTTGCGTCTCTAAAAATTTTGGACCAAGCCGAAACTAAAGCACTAAACAAAGGACTTACTGTCCCAAAAACAGTAACGGTAGAAATGGGGTTGCCTACACGCAATATTGCGGCTCCGCCAACAACCGCTGAAGCGCTTAAGAAACCTGTTACAACCAGACTTCCATCTGGTGTTGCCGCACAACAAGGCATGGGTGCAACTGCTGTTACCCCAGTAGAAGACCGTGCGGAACAAGCACGTTTCGGTCGGATGAAAACTGGTGAACTTCGACCTGGCACAAAAGTAACACCGACACCTGCTGGCGAACCTGCACCTACTGAAACAGTTGTGCCTACTAAAGCAGTTGTACCTACCACCCCAGTAGTTAATGCAAAAGAAAGAACAGCGTTTGTAAGCGCACAACTCGCTGCCCGTGGTTTAGAAAACACCCCAGCGAACCGTGAAATGCTACGCAAAGAATACAAAACAGCGGTAGCAGCAGGCAAAACCCCAGAAGCAGCAGCGGTTGGTACAGCATGGGAAACAATAATTCGAGAACAATTCCCAGCAAAAGCATGGCTACTTGACTTAGACCGCACCAAATATCCTCAACTGTTCAAAGTTCTTAGCACAGCCATTGCTGAAGAGTCATATAAAACACCAGAAGGTAGAGCACGTTTTGAAGCCCAATTAGAAGGCACAGAATTTTATAAAGAAATATCGCAATCAAAACAACTAAAAGTTATTCAATCCCTAGTAGGTACATTAGGTTTTCAAGGCACAGATTTCACTAAATTTGTGTCAGATTCCATCAACATGGGGTGGACTGGCGACATCCTTAAACAAAAAGTTTACGAACAAGTATTCAAAAAAGATGATGCGGGGAACTACATCAACCCGACAGCGCTAGAACGCACCAAAAAATCTGCTGACTACATCAGCACACAAAACATTGCTAAAGCATTCTTCAACAGAAACCCAGCAGACTCCGATATTGAAAAAGTTTTGACAGGACAGATGCTCACAGCAGACTATGAACGTCAACAAAGAGAGTTCGCTAAAACACGATACGGTCATCTATCGAACCTTTTGGACCAGGGTATGACATTGGAAAGTATTGCTTCCGCATACAAAACCACAGCAGCACGCCTACTAGAACTCAACCCGAACGCTATCGATATGTCCACAGGCGCATTCGAACAAGCAGTAACTTTCGGTGAAGAAGGCAAGAAGCGTTTGATGACTAACAGCGAATGGGAGAAACTGTTACGCACCGACCCGCAATATGGTTGGGAGAAAACCAATAACGCTAAAGATGAGGCTCGTGCTTTGTCGGCTAGTATTGCTCAAGCATTTGGAAGGATTCTCTAATGGCTTTAATTCGTGACCCTAATTGGACTGGACCTGGACCTGGACCGTTAATTGAAGTTCCCGATAAACCTATTCCTGGTACAACTGTTGACCCTGCTACTCAGGGTCGTGGACAATTCACCACCGAGCAAGCAGCCGCCATTGACGCTGCCGCCTATGAAGCAGCAGGTTTATCTGGAGACGCTGCCACAGCACAATACATACGTGACCTTGCAGCAGGCAAATTAGGTGGCGCAACAGATACACAGGCTGCATTAAACAGACTTATCGCTGAAGGTCAAGCACGTAGCGCCGCTGCAGCAACCCCAACTACCACAACAACTGCAACAACCACAACTGTAGTTCCAGCAGACAGCAACGAAACAGCCACAACCATCCTCACAAACACCCTCAAGTTTTATGGATTAGACGAACCAGAACTAGTCAACGAAATCCGTGCAGCCCTAGCCAACCGCATTATCACAGGCTCATCAACAGTCGACGAAATCGGTATCCAACTACGTGAATCACCAGCATTCAAACGACGATTCGCAGCAAACGAAGCACGACGAGCAGCAGGCAAACCTGTCTACTCCGTCACCCAAACACTCCTCTTGGAATCTCAATACCGCAAAAATTTGCGTGACTCAGGGATGCCAGCAGGGTTCTACGATGACCCGACATCGCTACAAAACTTTCTCATCAACGACATCTCTCCAGATGAAATCCTTGCCAGAGTAACCCAGGGTTATCAGGCTGTCCGCAACGCCGACCCGACAGTCATCAACGAACTCAAAACGCTATACAACCTTGATGATGGGTCAATCGCAGCATTCTTCGTAGACCCAACCAAAGCCCAAGACAACATCCTACGAGCCGCCAGAGCAGCCGAAGTCGCCGCACAAGCCCGCAAACAAGCAGGCATCGGACTCACCGCCCAAACCGCCGAAGAACTAGTACGACAAGGTGTAAGCGAAGCCGAAGCACAAGCAGGATTCACCACCTACAAACAACAAGAAAGCCTCTACCGACCATTGATGGGCGAAGAAGGACTCACCCAACAAGAAGCCATCGCAGGCACACTCGGCACAAGCGCCGAAGCAGCACAACGAATAGCGACACGCAAACGACGACGCAAAGGCACATTCGAAGCAGGCGGCAAAGTCAGCCTACAAACAATCGAATAACCAAATAGTTGACAACACCATAAACGTTCATTACTATTCAATGTGATACGTTAAGTAGGAACCTACACAGAAAACCCCCAGTCTGTGTGGAGCAATTCGGGGTGACAAATCAATAGCAGCCATCACATACCTCTGATGTGATGTGGGCAGAAACGGAGAGTGCCATATGTCAGAGTTTGACAACTACGACAGCGAAGACCAGATAGAAGAATCCGAAACCCGAAACCCAGTTAGGGCAAGGATGAAGCAACTGGAAAAGGAAACCGCAGAACTGCGAAAGCAAGTAGCGGAAGCCGAAGCAGCAAAACGAGAATTAGCATTTGTTAAAGCAGGCATCGACCCGCTTCAACCGATGACAAAATATTTCGTTAAAGCATACGACGGCGACCTTAACCCAGAAGCAATCCGTCAGGCTGCTGTAGAGGCGCAATTGATTAGTCCACCCCAGAATCAGCCATCTGCGGATGAGATGCAAGCCTGGCAGCGTACCAACAAGGTCGCCGCTGGAAGCCAAACATCTCAACCACCAGTTGACTGGGCACGCAGGTTGAACGAAGCAACTTCGCCACGAGAAGTAGAACAAATTTTGTCTGAGGCACGGGCAGCACAACAACAGTAATATCCCCCTCAAAACAAAAGGAATAAATAATCATGGCAGGAGAAACCCAACTCTCGTCCGTGTCAGTTGACCAGGTAGCATTTGACCGTCTTGCGTACTTCGCATTGCGTTCAGAACTCCTTTTCGACCAGGCAGCGGACGTACAACCAGTACAACAGGCAATGCCTGGAACTGGTGTCACATTCACCATCTTCGCAGACATCGCAGCAGCGACATCTACGTTGAACGAAGTAGCTGACGTAACCCCAGTAGCGCTTTCAGACAGTCAGGTAACTGTAACTCTGAACGAATACGGCAACGCAGTAGTAACCACAGCGAAACTCCGTGGCACAGCATTCTTGGATGTTGACTCGGCAGCAGCGAACATCATCGGCTACAACGCTGGTGACTCAATGGACCAAGTTGTCCGTGACGTTCTCGCCGCAGGCACGAACGTTGTTTACGCAACAGGTGGTGCAACAACCCCATCAAGCCGAGTAACGGTACAAGCAGAAGACATCATTCACGCAGACGATGTACGCAAAGTTGTTGCACAACTTCGCGGAGCAAACGTTGCAACGTTTGAAGGCTCGTACATGGGTTTCATTCACCCAGACGTGTCGTATGACTTCCGTTCCAATACTGATGTTTCAGCATGGCGCACCCCAGCGAACTATGTGAACCCAGAAGGTATCTACAACGGCGAAATCGGCAAGTTCGAGTCGGTACGTTTCATTGAAACACCACGCGCCAAAGTGTTCACAGACGCTTCAAACGGAACCAGCACAACTGGTAGCATTGACGTCTACTGCACGCACATCATGGGTCGTCAGGCTCTTGCAAAGGCGTTCAGCAGCACAGACGGCAACGGTGCAACACCAAAGATTGTTCGTGGCAACGTCACAGACATCTTGATGCGTTTGCAACCACTCGGTTGGTACTGGCTCGGTGGCTACGGTCGCTTCCGCGAGGCTTCGCTTCGTCGAATCGAATCGTCATCGTCAATCGGCACTAACTAATAACTAACTTTCACAGTTAGACAAGTAGTAGAGTCCCCCACCTTCGGGTGGGGGCTTTGCTATACTTCAGGTAACGAAAGGTTTATATGTCCATTTCTAATTACGCCGAACTAAAAATTTTGGAACACACCACAGGTAAAACCGCGTGGACAATGCCAACAACAACGTATGTGAAATTGCATACGGCTGACGCTGGTGAAGACGGCACTACTGCTGCCGCCGCTAACACGTCACGTCAGGCTGCTTCATGGGCTTCTGCCGCAACTGGTTCAATCGCAACGTCGGCAACAATCACTTGGACGAATGTTTCAACAACGGAAACATATACACATTGGTCGCTGTGGGATAATTCAACTGCTGGTAACTGTTTATGGACTGGTGCTTTGTCATCGTCCGCTGCTGTAACCGCTGGAGATACTTTCCAAATTACTTCGCTTACGCTGTCTCTCGACTAGTCGTAGGGGAATAACCCCTTATGGCACAAACAGCGGTCACAGGTTTTACTGAAGCCTTTGTCCAAACAGACCCGTTTTATCGGGCAACATACAAGGCTACGGTAAGTCGTACCGCTACTGGTTCAGGCACAGGAACACAATCAGCGTTACATAAAGCATCAGAAACACGGCTAGGTGCATTAACCGATTTTGATTTCCCGTTCTACACAGGCGGTCGTTTCTATCTAGGTTTTGCAACTGTTCAGGTTACTGCCACAGGTTCGGGTACAGGTACTCAGACTGCTTCAGGTTTCAAATCTAGGTCTGCTACTGCGACAGGTTCGGGTGTTGGTACAAGTTCTGTTACTCAACTTGTGTCAAGGTTGCGTACCGCTACGGGTTCTGGTACGGGAACGGAAACTGCTGCAAGTTTTGTTACAGCGATTAGAACCGCTACAGGTTCAGGTGCAAGTACACAGTCTGCTGTTGGTTTATCTGTTGTTATTCGAACCGCCACAGGGTCGGGTGCGGGTACACAAACCGCTACGGGTGTTCGTTCGGCGTTAAGAACCGCTACAGGTTCAGGTAGTGCGACAGCGCAAAGTGTTGCTGTCGGTTTACATATCGCACCGAGAACCGCCACAGGTTCAGGTCAAGGCACACAAACCGCTGTACGGCTTATCACAAGCCCGCGCACAGGTGTAAGTTCAGGTGAAGGTTCTGAAACTGTCACCCAACTATTGACAGTTATCCGACAAGGAACAGCATCCGCTGGCACAGGCTCATCCACAACTGAACGTGTTATCTCAAGACTACGAACCGCTACAGGTTCAGGTACAGGTGCTTCGAGCAGCGTTTCTTTGTCGGTTGTCATCCGCACATCCACGGGTTCAGGCACAGGAACATCATCGAGTTCTGCGTTCATCACGTTCTTCCGCACGGCAACAGGCACAGGCACAGGAACCCAAACGTGTATCGGTGCAAGAGTTTCTGTACGTACAGCGACAGGTTCAGGTGTTGGCACAGGCACAGCCGACTGGACGAAATCGCACATCTTCCGTGTCGGCATCACAAGCGACTACTCGTTCGCTGCACGCTACCAGAAACCGATGCAGATAAACTGTTCGCCCACACACCACAAGGGATACGTGCATACAACCTGTATAAACTCACAGACAACACATACCAAACAACTGACCCACGCAGACCAGAACTGATATCAAAAATATATTACGGTGGACACGACATCTTCCTAGACGACACAGAAGTAGCAGAACTAACAGCAGCAGGATACGGAGCGAACATCACATAATGGCAACATTCAACCCACCAACAGACAACTTTGTGTCACCTGTCATAGTGGGTGAATTCATGGATGGACAATACCTGTCCAAAACGGAACGGTTAGCGAACCAGTTAGGTAAACATATAGCATTAAGTCCACGCGGGCGCAACGTGTTCCTGTTAACAAATTCAACTATCACAGAAAACCAGCCATCGGATTCGACAACTATTTCAAAAATATATTATGGTGGTCACGAAACAGAAATCACAGCAGATGAAGCAACAGCGTTAACAGCAGCAGGATACGGGGCATATATCACATGAAACACAGGGAAACACATCCAGATTTAGATGTTGAAGGATGCTTTGGATGTCGAATAGCGGCAATAAGAATGGGAACGAACAGCACCACATCGAGAGGCGCTAGGGTAGCGGAAGTTAACGCAACGGAACGCAACTGGAAACAAGATTTACCTGCATACAAACGGTTACGTGCCGACGGTCTACAACCTAAACGTATCGACGGAGCAGCCGACGTGGAAAGGCGTGCACAAGAATCATGGCAAGTAGAGACGGGCATCCTACCAAATACCTGAATCTTGTCGGCGTCGACATAATCAAAGTCGGTTACGGGAAAATGGTGTCAGGGTTACGTGAAGCATTATTGCAACACGTCACGTTTGATAGCCAAGCCGAACACACAGTATTTGCGTTAAGACCAAACCTGATTAAAGGTTGGCATAAACAGCAAGTGCCGCATCTGTTGACAATGTGGGAAACAAACTGGCTGCCACCAGAGTTCTCCGACTATCTAAACAATTTCGAAACCGTGACTGTCCCAAGTTTACATAACTGGGAAATATTTTCACAATTTCACAACAACGTTCACGTCATACCATTAGGCGTGGACCGCACCATCTGGCATCCCCAACCACGCAAACCGAACAAAAAATTCAAACTGTTATGCGGCGGCTCCGAATGGTATCGCAAAGGGCTAGATGTCGTACTGGAAGTATTCAACAAACTACAGTTACCCGACGCAGAACTACACATCAAAATAGTTCCACCTCATCTGTTCGCACCAAAAGATTTAGAATACCCGAACGTCATAGTTCACCGCCAATGGATGAGCGTCGAAGAAGAACGAGATTTAGTGTCATCCGCCGACGCATTCATATCCATATCCAGAGGCGAAGGATTCGGACTGATGCCCCTACAAGCAATCTCCGCAGGTGTACCCACCATCCTGTCCGACGCCCACGGGCACAAAGAGTTCTCAGATTTAGCCACACACAGAATCCCCACCACCCCCGTTCCAACAGCCAAAGGTGTATGGCAAAACATGGGCGACTGGGATGAACCCGACCCTGAAGCCACATCCGAAGCCATCAAAGACTTATACAACAACCGTGACCTATACCGTCGACAAGCCGAACAAACCGCACCACAAACCGAAGCGTTCAACTGGGGGACATCAGCCAAACAACTATTACACATAGTCAAACCATCCGATAAAACTGTGCCATCGAATTGGGTGGCTTTAGAACCAACCTGTCAAATACAGGTTAAACGTGCCATCAAAGCCACAATTGGAACCCACAACATAGATTTGAAACCAAACGTAACCTATACTGTAGTGTTGAATATTCGTGAAACATTAAAACAATCGGGATACCTATTGGAAACACTATGAAAAAATCCAAATCAAAATCAAAAGTAAACGCCGCAGGGAACTACACCAAACCTGAAATGCGTAAACGTTTATTCAACAAAATTAAAGCAGGGTCAAAAGGTGGAAACCCAGGCGAATGGTCAGCACGCAAAGCGCAACTATTGGCTGTCCAATACAAAAAGGCTGGCGGCGGATACAAATAATGGCTCTCGCAAAATCGCAACAATCATTAAAGAACTGGTCGGCACAAAAGTGGCGCACCTCAGACGGCAAACCATCTAAAGGCAAAAAACGTTATCTACCTGACGCAGCATGGAAAGCGCTCAGCCCAGCAGAAAAAGCGGCAACAAATCGAGCAAAAGCAAAAGGTAACGCTGCAGGTAAACAATTTGTGAAGCAACCAAAAAACATAGCGAAGAAAACAAAAGGATACCGATAATGGCTAAAACACCAGCGTGGCAACGCAAAGAAGGCAAGAACCCTAAAGGCGGACTCAACGCAAAAGGACGCGCCTCATACAAAGGCGGCACATTGAAACCGCCAGTCAAAGCAGGCGACAACCCTCGACGTGCATCATTCCTTGCACGCATGGGAAACATGCCAGGACCTGAAAGAGATAGCAAAGGTAAACCAACAAGACTGCTATTATCTTTACAGGCTTGGGGTGCTTCGTCGAAAGCCGATGCACGCGCTAAGGCTAAAGCAATATCCGCACGAAACAAGAAAGGCAAATAACATGCCAATGGTAGGAAAAAAAGAGTTCTCATACTCAGCAAAAGGTATGGCAGCCGCTAAGAAAGAAGCCAAAAAAACTGGTAAGCCAATGAAGAAGGCTAAGAAAAAGAAGTAAATGACAACCGCAGCAGTCGTCATCGATAGGACGTTGCGACAACTTTTATCTGGAACGGTAGAAGCCCGCAATAAACTGACAACCACACTCACATCAAACGATACGAGTGTTGTTGTCACCTATCCACTTGAAGGACTGCGTGCTGGGCAAGTTTGCGAAATTGACTCAGAACTAATGTACATCTGGTCAACAGATGTCGCCACCAAAACCTTAACAGTTCAACGTGGATTCAACGGGACTACAGCCGCCGCACACACAGCGGGCGCAATCATCACAATCAACCCACGATTCCCACGCGCTCAAGTTTTGGAATCAATCAACGATGAATTAGCAGACCTGTCATCACCGATGCACGGACTGTTCCAAGTGAAAACTTTGAACCAAGATTACAACGGTTCAGATGCGATGATTAACCTCACATCCGTCACAAGCATCATCGATTTGTTGAATGTGTCAGTCAGATATCAAACAGACGATTATCCTGTGGCACGCAAAATCCGTTTAGTGCGTGACGTCCCAACAGACGATTTCGCTTCAGGTTTCGCTATCCGTTTCGACCAAGCAGTATTTCCAGGGCGTCTTCGAATCGTCTACAAAGCCCCGTACAGTTCGGCTTCAACAGAAGCAACAGACATCAACAGCACATGCGGTGTGCAAGAAACCGTCACAGACATTGTCGCGTTGGGCGCACAAATACGGTTGATGTCACCAAGAGAAATCAAACGAAACTTTACCGAATCACAGGGCGACACCCGCCGAGCAGACGAAGTAACAATGGGTGGGATTGCGAACAGCACCACGAACCTTATTCGTTTACGACGGGACCGTATCCAAGCAGAAGCAGCACGTCTAGCAAGAGCGTACCCAACATTCCTATCTAAGGATTAAACGTGTCGACAACGCTTTTACGTTTCACCGATGCGTTCTACCCAGCACCAAAATTTTTTGCGGGCGGAACAACCACAGTACTTGTACCAGATATTTTCCCCATAGCAATCAACGGCAGACCATATTTAATCGACCAGAAAGCAGGCACATTCACACGAGGTTTTGAGCCGCGTGTACGTGATTCGGTTGACCAGTCAACAAGCCCAGGTGAAGCGGCAATTAACCCGCAAGGGTTATGGCGTCGAGGTGAATCGTCATGGCATTTCGGTGCTGGTCAAAAATATGCGGACACAGCCGACGCACAAGATTACCGTTTTTATTCCAGCAAAGGTGTCAACCCGTGGACTAAAGGACAGTTGACGTTATTGCAAACAACGAAACAATCACGTTCATCAGCGAACACAAACCTGCAAGTGGTTGTAGCAAACAATGAACTGTATATGTTGGATGGCACAGCAGTCCGTTATTCATCTGACCCTTTTGCAGCATCACCTACATGGACATCGGTAACAGGTTTACCGTCAGGCACACCGAGAGACATCGCATCAGACGGCACAAACGTCTACCTTACATACCCTGGATTAACAAGTAGTTACGGACTATGGAAAGTTAATGCTTCACACACCACATCAAACGTCGCTTACGGTCACGAACTCTATTACGTCGACTTCGTTAAAGGACATCTCATGGTGTCAGGTAACGCCGCAACAGGCGCACCCGACCTCTACTATGACCCGTCAGGGAACATCGCTGGCGACGATTACGCCCACCCGATATCCACATGGAACTGGACAAGTTTCGCATCAGGACAAAACGCAATCTACGTATCAGGATATTCAGGAGACCGAGGCGCAATCTACAAAATTACCATCACCTCAGCAGGCGTATTAGACCAACCAGTAGTAGCACTCGACCTACCAACAGGCGAAATACCAAAAGTAATATACGGATACCTCGGCGGAATATTTATCGGCACAAACAAAGGTGTCCGCTATTCGACAGCAGACAGCACAGGCAGCCTCACCGCAGGTGCACTCATCCCAACATCAGGTGACGTTGTATCGTTCACAGCCGAAGACAAATATGTTTGGTTCAACTGGTCACAATACGACAGCACATCCACAGGTTTAGGCAGACTTGACTTATCATCTTTGGTGGCAACAAACACCCCCGCCCATGCTTCAGATTTGATGCATACCTCAACAGCAAATGTTTTATCGTGCGCCACCTACAATAACAAACGGGTGTTTGCAGTATCGGGTGCAGGTGTCTACGTGGAAGACTCAGCGAACTATGTGACACAAGGAGAAATAGTCACAGGCATCTACCGTTGGGGTATCCCAGACCGCAAATTCGTAGCCAAATTCGACACCCGAACTACCCCACTATATGGCACAATAGTGCCATATATTTCATCGGACTCAGGCGAATACATTTCGATGACACCACATCAAACATCGCTCGCAACCGAAGCGGTAGCGACAGGTCCGCAAGCCAAATTCATTGAAGCCAAATTCAAACTAGAACTAAACCGCGGTTCAGCGACAACCGCCCCAACCCTTACCCGATGGATGGCTAGAG